AAAAGCAAAATAAGTGGCAAGTCCGCCAGTTGCACCTGCTCTTAACAAGTATGTGTTAGTGTATGCTAAATTGAATGGTTCAAATAATGTACCACCTTCGCCACCTTCAGTTCTGGAACCTACTGTTCTTCTGAATAATTTTCTTACATTTATAATTTCATCAGGTAGGATATACGTATTTTGATTTTCTTTTAGTTCAAGAAAAGCATACGATTCCTCTACTGCATTTGAACTACGTTGTCTATACCTGTTAATTGCTCTTTCTAGTGCCGTTTGATAGTGTTTTGGGTCTAATTCCACATCTATCATACCCTCGCCTAGATTGTTTTTTACGTAATCAAATATTTCTTGTTGACCTGTTTGAAGTTCTGACATACTGATATTTATTGCCTTTGCCTATACAATAAATATGTATGATATGCCAAGATTATCCATTTTTAAGCCAGAAAAAGGCAATGATTACAAGTTCTTTGATCGCAACATCAAAGAGATGTTTACTGTAGGTGGAACTGATTTACACTTCCACAAATATTTAGGTCCTTATGATCAAGGAGATACAAACAAAGATGGTGCGGCTTCTCCTTCGCAACCGCAATATTCAGGGGATAGTCTTAACGAAAGAACTATACAAGATTTACTATTCTTAGAAAATAGAGATAGAAAATACGCACAAGATATCTATACAATACGTGGAATATACAATGTTCAAGATATAGATTTTAATTTGTCACAATTTGGTATGTTTTTACAAAATGATACAATATTTTTAACTGTACATTTAAACGATTCAGTTGAAAGGTTGGGTAGAAAGCCTATGTCGGGTGATGTTATAGAATTCCCACACATGAAAGAAGACTATTCTTTAGATGAAAGTATACCAATTGCACTTAAAAGATATTATGTTATAGAAGATGTAAACAGAGCGGCAGAAGGATTTAGTCAAACATGGTGGCCACATTTATTAAGATTAAAATTAAAAACACTAGTTGACGCACAAGAATTTAGAGATGTTATAGGTGACGCTACTACGGCCGGTTCTGTAGCAAATTATATGTCAACTTATAATAGAGAAAAAGATATTAACGATCAAATAGTTAAACAAGCAGAAGAAGATGCACCTAAATCAGGATTTAATTACAAGCAATACTATGTTGCACCTATTGACGAAAGAGGTAATATTAGAACTGATAATGTTAACACAACAGATAGAATAAGTTCAGATAAACCAATTAACGCAACAATAGATACACCTGCGGCATCACATTATGGTTTCTATATAAATGGTGATGGGGTTGCACCAAATGGTCATCCTGCAGGATTTGGTATTTCATTTCCAACTGCAAACGTCGATAAAGGTGATTACTTTTTAAGAACAGATTATTTACCAAACAGATTATTCCGTTATGACGGACTCAGATGGATTAAAATTGAAGATTCAGTTAGAATAACTATGAGTAATACAGATTCAAAAGTAAATTATAAAACAGGATTTGTTAATAATACAACAACAGATACTATTAATGGTTTAACTGTGACGCAAAGACAAGCACTTACTGATGCATTAAAACCAAAGGCTGACAATTAATGTTACACTTTTATGAAGGACAGGTTAGAAAGTTTTTAACTCAATTTATTAGAATTTTGAGTAACTTTTCTGTAGAAACAGGAAAAGGTAAAGATGATACTGTAACTTTAAGAGCAGTTCCGGTAGTGTATGGAGATCCAACTAGACAAGTAGCAAACATTATTAGAAATAATAGTGAAAACGCATTACAATATGCACCAAGAATTGCCGCTTATATTAGAGAATTAAACTATGATAGAGAAAGAATGCAAAACCCTTATCATATTGAGAAGCAACATTTAAAAGAAAGAGATGTTGATAGTGACGGAAATTATACTAATGAATTAGGTGCTGGATATACTGTTGAAAAAGTTATGCCATCACCTTTTAGATTGGAAGTTTCAGCTGATATTTGGACTACAAATACTGATCAAAAATTACAAATATTGGAACAAATCTTATATCTATTCAATCCAGACTTTGAAATACAAAAGTCAGACAACTATATTGACTGGACTAGTTTAAGTTATGTTGAATTAACTAGTGTTAGTTTTAGTTCTAGAACAATACCGGTAGGTGCTGATACAGAAATTGATGTTGCATCGTTAAATTTCTCTATGCCAATATGGTTATCACCACCAGTAAAAGTTAAAAAGTTAGGTGTTGTACAAAAAATTATAATGAGTGTATATGACGACGATGGTGGTATTGTAAAAGGTTTAATAGATGGTACAATGTTAACAAGAAGTTATGTTACTCCTAACAATTATGGATTATTAGTTACAGCAAACCAATTAAGACTATTAGGAAGTACTGGTACAACAACGTCAAGTACAGAGCCTGGAATTGGAACTGGAGGATCTGGATTTTACACAGGTGCTAGAGATCCTGGTCTTGCTGATCCATTTGAGGCTTATGGACCACCTGTAAATTGGAAATTACTTTTAAATCAGTACGGTAAAGTTACAAACGGTACTTCACAAATAAGATTAAAACAAGCAACAGGAAACGAAATAGTAGGAACTATTGCAACTAGCACATTAGATGATACAATTTTATTATTCAATATTGACCAGGATACTATTCCTGCAAATACATTAACAGCGGTTAAAAAAATTATAAATCCATTAACATTTGCACCAGGCTCACCTGGAGATGGTGACAGATATTTAATTATTGATCAACTTGGTGATTCAACTGCAACAGTACAAAGTTCTACATGGGGGACATTAGTTGCATCTGTAGGCGATATTATTGAATATGATTTAGCAAATACTAAATGGATAAAAGTATTTGATGCATCACATCCAGATTCAACACAACATTATGTTACCAATTCTCATACTGGAATACAATATAGATTTAATGGTACAGAATGGGTAAAATCGTATGAAGGTGTTTATACTGCTGGTAATTGGAGTATAGTATTAGATGGTGGTTTTGTTGCAAATGATGATGCTTCTGGCCAAGACGCAACTACTCCTTGATAAAATTTCTATAAATTGTTATAATAAACTATGAAAGAAAATATAATCTGTTCAGGTGCTCTATTCTATTGCACATCTACTAAACGTTTCTTATTTTTGCAAAGAACTGATGCAAAAACACGAGGTACATGGGGGTTAACCGGAGGACAAGCATTAAGTTCAGAGTCGGCATTTGAAAGTTTAAAAAGGGAAATTGAAGAAGAAATTGGTAACACACCAACTTTTAAAAAAGTAATTCCTTTAGAATTGTTTACTTCAAATGATCAAAAGTTTTACTTTCATACGTATCTTATTGCAGTTGAAAATGAATTTATTCCTAAGTTAAATGCGGAACATTCTGGATATTGTTGGACTGCGTTTGAGTGTTGGCCAAAAAATTTGCATGGTGGATTAAAAAACACTTTAAACAATAAAGCAATTAAAGGCAAACTCCAAACCATTTTAGATTTAATTGTATAAATGAAAAGGGCGAACCTAAGTCCGCCCTTATATACTAAAAAGTATTAATATTTATTAGTTGTTTGTTCTTACTACACAATTTACCAAGTCAATTCCGTCATCAGTTTTTGCCTCTAAGGCTCTACCAATTACATGGAATGGGTTAATTGTTTCATTACTAGCAACTGCTCTTGCAGTTCCTTTAATTGAACTTGAAACTAGTCTTTGACCTTTTGCTACTGGTCCAGAAACTCTCACTGGAGTTCTTCCTGTCATAGCAACAAATGGATGTGAATCTCCATTACCTGCACCTGCGTTCATGGCATATGCTGGTTGTTTAGAAATAACACCAAATACTTGTTGTGATAGTTCTGAGGTAACTTCTGTGATTTCTGCATCACCACCTAACTCAACTACTGCACCTTCGCCCATAGGTTGATCCGCTTCGAATCTTTCTCCTAAGTCAGCGTAAAGGGCCGATGTTGATGTTGCGTGTACTACGTTACATCTTATATCAACTAGGTTTGTTTCAGTTGATGTTGGTGTAACAACTTTGTTATCAGGTCCGCCTGAAGCTCTTAATGCCGTAAAGGCACCTCCTGCGTTACCGTAAGTAGTTGTACCATCATCTGCAAAACCTTCATCCCAAACCCACCAAAGATCTTCTTCAGTAGCTGTGGATGTACCACCTCTGTTTACTTTTAAACCTGAGTAAGCAGGCATACCAGAGTTAGCAGATATATTTCTGTTAACCTCGATAATGTTGTCCTCAACTGATAATGTTGAAGTGTTAATGATTGTATTACTTCCGTCAACTGTTAAGTCACCGTTGATTCTAACACCAGTATCAGTAATAGTCATTTCAGTGTTACCATCACAAGTTACTGTGACTGTACCATTTGATCCTGAGTCTGTTACTGTTACGTTAGTGTTATTGGAAGTAATTGCACTAGTACTAATTGCACTAATTTGGTCATCAACATACTTTTTGTTAGCGAACTGACCGTCAGCATTTGGTGCCGCTGTCGCTCCGCCTGTAATGGTGTTAGCATTCGCTGATATTGTAATATCACCTACTTCTAATCCATTATTAACTCTAAAGTTACGTGTTGTCATGGTTCCATATCTCCCGCATGATTGTTATTATTAATGTATTTGTATTTATTTCGCTAAACAGTTTATTCTGTATGCACTTACGGTTGTTGAACCACCCGATGTTGATGATGCTAACAATGATCCTGTATTTTTTGCTGTACTTTTGTATTCAGCAGTAAAATCTAATTGGTTTGTACCTTTTGTACTTACCCATGGTCCCATAGCAACAGTAGCCTCTCCTGGACCAAGTGCTAAGAAAACTTCATTAACTGCATATGAACCTTCTGATGCGTTTTTACTTACACAATAGTATACAGCACCGTTCCATGAATCAGCCGCCATTGTGCTAATTTCTGTTGCAGTTGAAGATACTGTTACTGGAGCAATACCTAAAATGTTGTCATATTGAGTTCCAGTTGCTGTCATTGTGTCTTTCAACATGATTGCTGAAACAGTTACTCTTAAGTTTGT